CCATCGGCCTGGGGCAGCTCCGGCACGCCGTATCATGGCGGCTACATCCCCCAGACTTTGGGTTATCCTTACTCGCCTCTGGCGATGATCCAGATCGATAACCCCAACCTGATCTCGGTGGCGTCGATCCACTATGTGGACACCAACGGCGCCGTGCAGTCGCTTGACCCATCGGCCTATCAGGTCGATCCGGGGGCGCCGGGTCGAATCTATCCCGGCTATGGCCAGGCATGGCCGGCAGTGCGATCCTTTCCCGGCGCCATCACGGTGAACTACCTCGCCGGCTACGGGCCCGCGGCAACGGACGTCCCGGAATGTATCCGCCTGGCCATCAAGATGATGGTGGCAGAGCTCTACGAGAACCGCGAGCTGACGGCCACGCAGGCCTACAACCAAAACCCGATCTTCAAGTGCCTGCTGGCGCCGGCTGGCTGGGGCTTCTATCCCTGATGCGACCCCAGCAAGTCGGCACCTACCGCCAGCGGGTCACCCTCCAGGACCTGGTCGAGACCATTGACAGTTACGGCCAACCGGTTCAGTCCTGGGTCGATCTCGCCACATTCTGGGCCGAGGTTCGCCCAATCAATGGCCGGGAAGCCGTCAACATTCGCCAGGTCTTTGCGACGGCGACGACATTGATCAAGCACCGATACCTCGGGCCAAGCCTCGACCCCAGCCCGAAGCAGCGTTATCGGCTCGTCAAGGACGGTCGGATTTTCAATATCCTCGACCCAACCAACATCGAGGAGCGGAACCGTTCCATCGAATCGGTCTGTGAGGAGCGTGTCGATTGAGCACAACGCATAAGCTGACCTTCAGCATCTCGAGCGACTCCGGCGGTACTCCTCTTAGCGGGGTTCAGTCCGAGGTCGGGGCGACCGAGATCAGTTTTGACCAGACTTATGGGGCGTCATTAGTAGATCAGCTCCTTACCGTTGCCTTCACCGCGGCCAATGTGCAGAGCGTTTTCCTGCTCAGCGACAAGGGCCTCAAGATCGAGACGAACAACGCCACCACGCCCACGGACACGATCAATCTCAAGCCTGGCTCACCGCTCGCCTGGAGCAAGTCGGAAGGCTATTCCCCCAATCCCTTCAGCGCCAACGTCACCGCGTTTTACATCACGACAACCGTCGCGGCGCGACTCCAGGGCAAGATCCTGACGACCTAGCGGGTGGCGGGTGGCGGGTGGCGGGTAGTGAGTTGAATTCAATTCGGTCTTTGCCCACCACCCACCACCCACCACCCGCCACCAGGAGGACCCATGCCAGACACCAAAGCTACAGCACTCGCGGCCGGCAGCATCCTACACCCAACCGACTTCCTGGTGGGCGTCGACGTGACCGATACGACGATGAACGCTTCAGGCACGACCAAGCGGTTCGCGCCCGCCATCGTCGCGGCGGGCCTGCCCGTCTTCGCCGCCTCGGGGACGGGGCACGCGCCCGGCCTGGTCCCCGATCCGGGCGGCGCGGCGGGCGCCACGCGCTATCTCCGTGAGGATGCGACGTGGTTCACGCCGGCAGGCGGCGGTGGCGGCACGCCGGGCGGGGCGGCCGGCGCGCTCCAGTACAACAATGCCGGGGCCTTCGGCGGGTCGGCCAACTGGGGCATCGGGGCCAGCAACACGCTGAACGGCGTGCCGATTGCCGATCCGGGTTCGCCAGCAGCGGGCGACCTCTGGCTTTCGAGCGGGCAGAGGACGCTCACGAGCCTGAACTCGGGCTGCCTGATCCGGCATGGCGGCTGCATCTGGATGGCCAACGGAGCGGGTACGGCGGTCGCCAACACGGCCTCGCCGATATCGCTGCTGACGGGATTCGCCAGTCCTACGGGCTCGCTGATCATCCCCGCGAACCTGCTCACCACGGGCAAGATCCTGCGGCTGCAATGGTATGGCAAATGGAGCACCACCGCCACGCCGACCATGACGATGGCGGTCCTGCTGGGCGGCACCGTGGTCATGACGGGTGCGACGGCGGCCGCGCTGCCTACCCAGACTGGCGCCAATCTGCACCTGTCGGTGTTTTCGCTCAACGTGCAGGCGGTCGGGGCCTCGGGCAAGGTCGCGGGCACGGGTCAATTCTCCGGTTTCTCGTCCCTCCTGGTTGGCACACACTCGCACTATATCACCTCGGGTGGCGGCACCATTGCGCAGGTGCCGGTTGATACCACGGCGGCACTGGCGTTTGATCTCCAGGTGACGTGGGGCACAGCGAGTCCCAGCAACACCATCCAGACGATGGGGGCCTCACTTTACATCGATGGCTGATCATCTCTTAATTGAGGACGGCTCGCGGCTGCTCCTGGAGGACGGAACGTCCCTCCTCCTGGAGTCCTCGCCTCCCGACTGGAGCGCGTGGAGGTACAACCGCGCGCTCACCGATAGCAACAGTACGACGCTGGCGAATTTCGTCGTCATCGTGCCGCTGACTGCGGCTAATTTCAACTTCAGTCTGGCCAAATCGGACGGCTCGGACCTGCGGGTCTATGACTCCACCTCGGGCGTCGTCCTGCCCCTCTGGCTGCTGGATTACGACAGTGTGGCCCAGACCGCGACACTGTACTACAAGGCCACGAACACCAGCCACGCGCACACACTGTACTACGGCAACCCGTCCGCACCCGCCGTCCTCAATTTCGGCGCGGTCTTCACCCACGGCTCGGGCTTCGACGCCGACTGGGGCGACCTCGCGACCAGCGTTGCCGGGGCCACCGGCGCGGCCATTCGCTATCCGGGGCCAACCTCGCCAAGCGACCCGAGGAATTACACGTTCTGGCGCTTGCAAGAAGTGCCGATGCTCTCCATCTCCGATGGCGTGCCCACGGCTGGCGGCGTCTACACGGGCGTGCGCGAGATCAACCTGATTCGCGACGGTGCCACCAACCGCGTGCTCAAGATTGGCGGCCTCTACTATGTCACGTTCACGAGGCGGCCCAATGTCAACACGCTCACCATCGATAACTGGATCGCCTCCAGCACCAGCAAGACCGGGCCGTGGTCGAACTACGCGCAGATGTGGGCGACGGGCTCGGAGCATCTCAATTACGGGTCCAGCCCGATCAAGGTGGGTTCGACCTACTACACGTTCGTGACCTTCGGCTGGGCCAACGGCGGCGCTCTCACGCCGGGCCTGGTGGTCAAGCTGCGCGCGTCCACCGATCTCATCACCTGGACGGACCAGGGCACGGTGTTAGCGCCGGGCGTGTTCAACGACCAGATCAGCGGCGCGTGTACCGATATCGGCAACCCCTGGGTCATCCAGTGCAACGACGGCACCTACATGATGGTCGTCGAAGGGTACGGTGCCAGCGGCCAGTGGGCGTGTTACGGGGCCACCTCGTCGGGACCGCCGTTTCTGACCTGGACGCCGCTGAACTCGGGTAATCCACTGATCGGTGAGGGTGCGGCGGGGACATGGGATTTCAACGGTGCGGCCAATCCCAAATGTTTCCAGATGCCCGACAACACTTACATGATGATGTTTAATGGGTCTGATATTGCTGCCGCGAATCTCGATTGGCAGATTGGTTTCGCCTACGCGGCCAGCCGGGCGGGGCCTTATACCATGCTCGCGGCTAACCCGGTCGCCGGCCACACGACGGGCACCTATGGGTGCGAGACGGCCCATCTGTCCTGGGATGAAGACGGGACGAACTATTTCAACATCGTGCAGCGGTTCGACACGACATCGGCGACGGCCCATGCCTTTTTTCTCTACCCCGAGAAGCTCCAGGGCGGGCTTCTCCTGGGCCGCGCGGTCGATAACACCGACGCGGCGGTGGCCGGCTGCATGCTGGCGGCGGGGAGTTTCCGGGCCGAGACCCGCTCCGTGTTCCTGGCGCATCGCACCGTCAACTCCTCTCTGTTCGCGATCGCGCTGGTGAACTCGGCGACGGTGCCAGCGCCCATGACGGCGGGCTCATTCCTGGGCCTGCGGCGGCTGGAGATCACCCGCGCATCCCATGACCAGGCGAATTCTGGTGATGTCGGCCTCGTTTACTGGGACACGGGAGCGGTCCGCCATTTCTGGACGGGCTCGGCCTGGCAGACGGCCGGGACCACCATCGCCACGGACTACGCGCGGGAGATCGTGGCGAGTATCGCCTATGACGCCGGCCTCAATATCTACTACCTCACCGCCACCTATGCCGACGACGGCTCGGTGATCGCCTCGGCCACGATCAGCGGGGCCAGCGTGGGCAGCTTCGGGGCGGGCCGGGCACTCTTGACGGGCGACCCCTACACGGACGCCTCGATTGCGACCACCTATTACCGTTACGTGATGGTCCGGCCCTATGCGGCGGTCGAGCCCGCGATGGTCACAGGTCCGCTGGCCGGCGGCGCGACGGTTCCCCTTTCTCTCTTCTCTGG